GAGGAGGCATTTGAGCGCTGTGGTTTAGAGGTTAGAACAGGTTACGATCTAAAAACAGCCAAGCGTTCTTTAAATCTAATGTTAGCCGAATGGGCTAATCGCGGTCTTAATCAGTGGACCATAACACAAACTACACAAGCACTTACCTCTGGAACAGCAACTTATAACTTAAATGCAAATGTGATAGATGTTTTGTCTGTTGTGGTTAGACGCAGCAGCACAGACTTTGCTATGGAACGGATAAGCCGATCCACATATTTAGGGATACCAACTAAAAGCACTACAGGGCGTCCCAATCAATTCTTTTTAGACAGACAGATTACACCTGTTTTAAAAATATGGCCGACACCAGAAAATAGTACAGACACAATTATATTCGATGCACTGACACGCATGGATGATGCAGATACGTTTATTAATACTATGGATATGCCTTTTAGGTTTTTTCCATGTTTGGCAGCCGGACTGGCGTATTACATAAGCATGAAAAGAGCGCCAAACAGGACACAGATGTTAAAGGCTGTATATGAAGAGGAGTTTGAAAGAGCCATGACTGAAGACAGAGACAGAGCTTCTTTTAACGTAGTACCTCAGTATGAATATTTTAGGAGTTCCTGATGCCAAGATTTGCGCAAGGTAAACACGCTTACGCCATATCCGATAGATCAGGTTTTCGTTACAAATATAAAGATATGCGCAAAGAATGGAACGGCTCTCTTGTAGGTAAAGACGAGTTTGAGCCAAAACAACCACAGCTCGAGCCCTTTCCAACTGTAGTTGATGCTTTAGCTTTGAAAGATGCACGCCCCGATAGAACAGAGCCACAAACTGTTCCTGTGGGTTCCGGTGGATTTCCAGAAAGAGGTATTGAGATACGCGCTTTTGTGTCTGTAGGAGAGGTAACGGTGACAACATGAGCTTTACGTTTGCAACTCTTAAAACAGCTATACAAGACTATACGGAAAACTCCGAGACTACTTTTGTTAATAATCTGTCAAACTTTATTAAAGTTGCAGAGGAACGTATTTTAAAAAACGTTCAATTAAGTAATTTTAGAAGGAATGCTTCTGCTGCGTTTACCGCAAGCAGTGAGTTTTTGGCCTGCCCAAATGATTTTTTAACACCTTTTTCTTTAAGTTTTACAGATGCTAGTAGTAACAAAGTATTTCTTGATTTTAAAGACGTTAACTTTGTGCAAACTATCACTCCTAACTCTTCCACGACAGGATCGCCACGTTTTTATGCTTTGTTCGACACGGATAACTTTATTATAGCCCCTACGCCTAGTAGCAGTTTTGCAGTAGAGTTGCATTATTATTACAGACCGAATAGTTTGACTGCCGGAGCTGATTCCGGTTCTACATGGTTAAGCACAAACGCTCCTAATGCTTTATTATATGGTGCTTTAATGGAGGCTTACACTTTTATGAAAGGTGAGCAAGACGTTATGGCAAATTATGCACAAAGGTTTACGGAGGCAGTTCAATCGCTTAAACTGTACGGCGAAGCAAAAGAAGTTAGTGATTATTACAGAACAGGAATGCTTATGAGGGATAAACAATAATGTTAATGGAATTACCTAAAACACCTATTGTTGATATACAAACTACAAACAACAGAGGCTTTACACCGGAAGAAGTAGCCACTCGTTGTGTAGATAAAATTGTAGAGGTTGGAGATAACGCTGCCCCTGAAATTAGAGATCAAGCACGGGCGTTTAAAGCGCATCTTGAAAAACTCATTACCTTTTACATGAAAGAAGCTATAAAATCAGACAGAACAACTGTTTATAATGCTATTAAAGATGCAGGATATGAAAAGCTTGCAGAACACGTAAGGAGGTTATAATGGCGATATCACAGGCAATGTGTACGAGTTTTAAAAAAGAATTGATGGAGGCTGTGCACAACTTTAAAAATAGTGGAGGCAGCACTTTTAATCTAGCGTTGTATACATCCAGTGCTAGTTTAGATCAAGACACAACTGCTTACACAACTAGTAATGAGGTTTCAGGGACGAACTATACAGCTAAGGGTGCCTCCCTAACTAGAGTAGATCCTACTACATCGGGAACCACAGCTTTTACAGATTTTTCTGATTTAACATTTAGTAATGTAACTCTCACCGCAGCAGGCGCCCTAATATTTAATGATAGCGCTTCTGGTGATCCCTCTGTTTGTGTTTTAAATTTTGGTGCGGACAAATCTGCTTCTTCTGGTGATTTTACAGTGGTTTTTCCCGCAGCAGCGGCTAGTACAGCGATAATAAGGATAGCATAATGGCTTTAGTAATAGCAGATAGAGTTCGTGAAACGACAACGACAACAGGCACAGGCACGATCACCTTGGCAGGTGCAGTCACTAACTTTGAAACTTTTACCGCTAATTTATCTAATTCTGACACAACCTATTATGCTATTGTTGATAATACTAACGGAGACTTTGAGGTAGGTTTAGGAACTTTTACAGCCTCTGGCACTACATTAGCTAGAACAACAATCATAGCCAGTTCCAATAGTAATAGTGCCGTGAATTTTGGGTCTGGTACAAAGGACGTATTTATTACGATACCTGCTAGTAAGATGATTGTTAAGGACGCTAGTGGTAATGTAAGTGGTAGCTTAGGTTTGGATGGCGATGTAACTATAATTGACGGCAGTAATGATTTTGATGTTGCGTCACATGACGGAACCAATGGGTTGAAATTAGGTGGAACACTGGTTACTTCGAGTGCAGCAGAACTAAACATATTAGATGGTAAGAGTTTTGTTGACGAAGATAATATGGCCTCTAACAGTGCTACAGCCATTCCTAGTCAACAATCTGTAAAAGCTTACGTTGACTCTCAAATAACAGCAGAAGACTTAGACTTTCAAGCAGATAGTGGGGGTGCATTAAATATTGATTTAGATAGCGAGACGCTCACTTTTACAGGTGGTACGGGTATTGATACAAGTGGAAGTGGTAACGCTGTTACCTTTGCGATAGATTCTACGGTGACTACATTAACAGGCTCACAGACTTTAACGAACAAAACGTTAACAACACCAACAATTAACGGAGCCACTATTGGTTCTTCTAATTTAGCTACTTCTAGTAATGGTGATATCAATCTTGCGCCAAATGGCACCGGTAAGGTTGTAATAAAGGGTAACACTAATCAAGGTAAAATTGTGTTAAACTGTGAGGCTAACTCACATGGACAAACAATTATAGCAGCACCTCATTCTGAAAGTGCTAATAACGTTCTTACACTACCTAGCACTGGAGGGGATGCTAGATTAGTTTCGACAGCGTCTACTGCTACTCTTACAAATAAAACCTTCGGAGATAACGTAAGTTTTGGCGATAATAATATCACAAATGTAGGCGACATAGCTGTAGACTCTATAAGTCCAGATGGCACCGATATAAATATAGCCGTGTCTGACAATTCAGCTACTGCGTTTACCATTAAGCAAGGATCAGATAACTATCTAGTTGTAGATACGGGTAATGGTGGTGAGTCTGTGGCTATAGGAACAGGTATATCAGGAACTGCTATATCCATAGGTCATACCACCTCCGAAACAACGGTAAACGATAATCTCACAGTCACCGGAAATCTTACCGTTAGTGGCACAACTACAACAGTAGACAGCACAACAATAAACATTCAGAACGCTTTTGTATTTGAGGGTGCCACTGCTGACGCACATGAGACAACACTTACAACGGTTGATCCCACAGCCGACAGAACAATAAGCTTGCCAAACCAGTCTGGAACTTTGCCAGTTCTTGCAGCAGCTAGTACCACACAGATTACATCGACACCAGAGGAGTTAAACATCTTAGACGGCGTCACATCTACAGCTTCAGAGTTAAATATTTTAGACGGAGTAACAGCGACAACTACGGAAATAAATTTACTAGACGGTGGAACGTCCGTAGGTAGCTCTATAACCATAGCTGACAGTGACGGAATAATCGTTAATGATGGTGGCACGATGAAATCTGTCCCTGCTTCTGATGTTAAAACCTACGCATCGGCAGATTCAGCTAGTAAAGGTTTTGCTACAGCAATGGCGATAGCATTGTAAAGGAGAATATATGGCACAAGATTTTGAACGAAATACAGCCAACGGTGTAGGCACAAG